ATTGTAATACGACTCACTATAGGGCGACATCATTAAACTCCGCTCCCGTATCATGCAAGATGTGGACAAGCACAACGCAATGCTAATGCAAGAACTACGTCCGCTAGCAGATCAGCTACTTCACAACACGATCTACCAGATTGGTGACATGACGTATAAACGTGGCCGGGTATTTTCGCAACTTGACTGCGGGGACTACGGCTTGGGAATTAAGGTTGACGGCTTGGCAACTCTCCGTCGCGTGGTAGTAGGAGATAGTGATGCCGTTGTTAATGACGAAGAAAGTGGATCGTCAAGCACTCTATCTGAATGAGAACGCTTACGCAGTTTACATTGAAGCGCAAGATAAATCGGGTGGTAGTCCTTGGGTAAGGTGGGCGCGTAACTTTCAGCGTTGCTTGCCTTTAACGATGTGGCAACATTTCGGTAGTCCACTGTCCCACGAAACATGGGAACGTGACGGAAAAATAAATACTGATGAAACAATCGCGATTGCAAACGTTGTCAATGCGGGACGTGTCGTCATCTTTCCTGCGGACGAGTACACTATCGCGCTCGATAAGCTTGAAGCAACTTCACCCAAGCTGTACTATAGATTAAGTAACTCGATACAATCGTTGGTTAGCTTATGAGTAAACCGCTACGACATAAGTTTCGTTCTGACTACGAGTTACAGGTTGCAAAGTATCTTGCGGAACGTGGGGTTAAATACGAGTACGAAGCTCACAAGCTGGTCTATTATCCTAAGCCAAAGACTTACATCCCAGACTTTTACTTGCCTGAATCAGATATCTACGTGGAAGCGAAAGGATTTTTTAGTCCTGCCGACAGACAGAAGATGTTGTTGGTAATTAGAGATAACCCCCTTCTTGACATTCGGATGCTTTTCTTGAGAGCATCAAATAAATTGAACAGGTCTAGTAAGACTACCTATGGCAAATGGTGTGAACGTCATGGTATCCTCTGGGCAGATAGTATGATTCCACTAGAGTGGTTGGAGAAAAAAGAATGACAGACTTAATAATTGATGACGAAAAAATTATGGCCCTCGAGCAAGCAGGTTTGCTCAAAGGAAGGTACTACATTGTCTTGGAGCCGAATGACGATGAAGATGAGGACACGGATGGTTTTAGTATCCGCGCATATGCAACTCGCCCTACTCACGATGAGATTGAAGGCGAGACTATGGTTAACCCGACGTATGTCATTCTTCAAGGATTGCTTGGGGCTGTCCACGAAAACTTCGATGACCTCTACGACATGGGACTGGAGAGGGTTACGCTGGAAGCACTCGGTAAGATCGTCCCAGAAGAAGAGTTAAAGCCAGCGCATCGAGAGCGCATCAAGAACATGGAGGGAAATGTCATCACTGCTGACTTCGGATCTGTGCAATGAGTGACGCAATAAACCCTGACCACTACAAGGCGGAGACACTCGAAGCCATCGAGGTGATGCGAGCTTTTTGCTCTGATGAAGAATTTACTGGACATTTACGTTGCACTGCAATAAAATATCTATTGCGGTTGCGAAAAAAAGACACGCCACTCGAAAACGCACAGAAGTGCTGTTGGTATGTCGAACGCTTAATAAAGGAACTGCAATAAGATGGAAGCAATGTACTGCAACAAAATAGCAATTGACTACAGTCGTGATGAGCAATTCACAGGTCAAGCGTTAAAGTTACTTACAGATTACTATATGCTTCCGGATGAGACCAGCCCGCAAGAGGCGTTTGCCCGTGCGGCATTAGCTTACTGTGAGGGTGACTATGCTTTTGCTCAACGCATTTATGACTACGCTAGCAAGCGTTGGTTTATGTTTGCATCTCCGGTATTATCTAACGCACCTCGAGAAGACGAACCAGCCAAAGGTCTTCCTATTAGTTGTTTCCTCACTTATGTTGGTGACAATTTGGACTCCCTTATTGCTCACAACTCTGAAGTTGCTTGGCTATCTGTCAAGGGAGGTGGAGTTGGCGATCACTGGTCTGATGTACGCGGTATAAGCGACAAAGCACCGGGCCCTATCCCCTTTATGAAAGTCGTTGATTCCGGCATGACAGCTTGGAAACAGGGACGTACCCGTAAGGGATCGTACGCCGCATACCTCGATGTCGCCCTATAGTGAGTCGTATTACAAT